TCACAGCGGTAGTTTTGTTTCGTGCCAACCGTACATCACCCAGCATGCGGCTTCTCCTGAGTGCGGGCATGATGCCACCGGCAACTGATCGCCGCACTTGCCGCAGCGGCGTTTGCTGATGGCGTTAATCCGGCCGCGCACGCGGGCATCATCCTGGCGGATCAGCAGCGCGATGTACTCGGCCATTTCGTAGGGATCGCGACCAGGGCGCCGGGCGGCGCAGTTACGGGCTAGCATCTCCTGCTCCTGCTCATCCAGCACCAGTTCAATTTTGCGCTCACCGGCGGCGGACTGCCGCGCGCGCTGCGCGGCTTTGCGTTCTGCGGGGGATTTAGGCACCTTTCACCTCCCGTCTCATCTTGGTGATTGGGTTATTCCAGGAGTCGATATCCTCCTGAATCACCTTGCCGCTACCGTGGCACAGCTCGCAGGAAGAAAGAAGCCCGTAGCAGACCGGGCATTTCTCAAACGGTCCAAACTGGCGCTTCCATTTTAGCAGTGCTGCTCGCTTGCCCATTTCTTCGATGGAGGGCATCATTTCACCTCCTGTGGGGCGTCTGCGAGCATGGCGGCGCGGCGGTTTACTACCTCGATGAGCGCCTCTTCGGCATCACACAGGCAATCAGCGATGCCACGGCGATCGCCGTCGAAGTCATTCAGGTCGAGGCGTATACGTGCAACCTTCTGCAATGCGTCCAGCACATCATCAGGCACTACCGGCGCTGTCTGCTCGTTAGCCGCCGAGCGTAGCCTGAATGGCAAGTCGAACCACACACCTGCACCAGTCCTGTCTTTATTAGTCAGCAGGTCTTCGATTGCTGATGCTGCGGTATGAAGCAGGTCTGCGCTGACCACCGGCACCGGCTGCGCGTGGCGATAGAGTGGGATACAGGTTATCTCATGTTCGTTAATGTCTTCTTGGCTAACATATTTCGATACATGGCTGCGGCTAAGATGCCCCTCCACTCCCCTCTCTCTTTCATACTTGTCCTGAATGATGTATGCGAACGGCTCGCCGTTCATTGCGGCCAGCGCGATGCGGGCCAGCTCCTCAGCTTCTTCAGCTGGCAGCATTACGTTGCTTCCGGCGCCGTAGGTTTCACGCCATGATTTAATTTTTGCCAGGCGTTCTCTGGTTATGGTTGATTTGGTCATGGTTGACTCCAGTTATCCTCGATCGCCACACCTAAACGGTGCAGCCAGTCGGCAAGCTTGAGCATCGACTCACGGTCGCTAAGTCCTTCCGGAAAGTCTTTTAGTTCGATAGTCGGTATGAAACGACCGAAACTATCGCGCTCTATTGTCAAATGCTGCTCCAGAACAGTCTGATGAATGCGGCTGTTATGCCGCACCAGGTAAACGGATTTGGAGTCTTTAGCTTTAGGGTCGTAGCGATACTCGGTCAGTATCATCTGGCTTCTGGTGCGATCGGTTCCTCTCCACATCACTCAGCCTCCACCTTGATGCCAGCGAGCCAATTTCTAACCAGCTGATATTCGTTATTTCGGAAAGAGCCGCAGGCGTAAATGTACGGCAACCGCAGGTTATGGCCGTTCTGGCGCAGATAGTCTTTGCATCCATGCTCGGTAAAGCAGGCAGTAACAAACTCATCGACTTCCTGCATGGCGTATCGATCATATCCGCGAGTGTCGCGACCATCCTGATAAAGCGCTTCCAGCCGCTTGGCTCTCAGCTCGCTGACCTCTTCACCATCCCATACCCAGCAAATCCGACTAGGCGAGTGCTCATCGCTTCCGATAATTTCACGCTTCTGGAAAACGACGAACATGGGCTGATCGGTAATGCGGTTGTCCTGCGTCCTGATAAGCTCACCGATTGTGTAAAGCTCAGGGGGCAGCTTCACGGTGCGGGACTCCAGCTCGGCGATGCGCTGACGGTAATCAGCCACCATTCGACGAACTCCTTCAAGCGGCGTGACATCACCGCCGTCTGGAGGGTCCATGTACTCAGCGCCTGGAGGCAGGAGCCTGCAAAGTTCTTCGTCTACCTGCTGCGCCTTCTCCAGCGCCTCTACCAGCTCAGCGCCAGCCGCTTTCCATGCGGCCCATAAACTGGTGTAAGTGTGATCAGAGTAGAATCCGGTATAGATGCGGAGTTTTTTGAGATAACCCCACGGCAGAGCGTTGCATTCTTCAGCCCACGCTTCGAATTTCTCTCTCTGCGCCAGTTCGGTGATATCAGTTGTCATGCTCGCCATCCTTCGCAGCTATAATTGCTGCATCCATCAAAGTCGTATGGGTTGTATTGCCAGGTAATGCGGCCACAATGTGGGCAGTTCCAGCGAACCTTTCCACTTTTTGCCTTCTGTCTGCGATTGTATTTTTTTAGCCATTCAGGCATCACCAGCCCGGCACCTTGAACCATAGTTCGGCGGTTGAAATTATTGATATTGAACGTGCGCCGCTTTACTGCATCTGCCAAATGGAATGGCAGCCACACAACGCCTGGCTCATCCGTGTTGGCGGATACAAAAACGAATGCCTTGCTGAAATCATCGGTTGGCAACCCTCCGCTTTGTAACCAGTAAACATCGTTCCCGTTCCAGTCACCTTTTTTATACGCAACGTATGCGCTGCAACCTTGCTCAACCACGCTATCGCATGGGATGTACTGGCAATCCACATGCCATACAGCCAGGGCATCAACAGCATCAGCGCAAATCGGCTGGTCAATCTCTCTCCCGTAGTCCCAGCATCTCTGCGCCTCTTCCTGCGTATAAACGTGCGCGCGGTCGATATTGGAGCTGTATCCGTTTCCGTTATGGCAATGAAACGAGGCGTTGCTCCCCACAGTTTCTCGCGTGCAAAGCATGTAAAAACGGTTGCTCATTTGTCGGCCCCCTCGCGATGCCTGGAAATATAATCCGCAAGTTCGCCTTTTTTATTTATGTTTTGCATCTCAATCAGGTCTGACATTTCAAGTCCATTAGTCGGCGAGATAACAACAAAGTTACCGTTCACTTCAAACTGGCGACCTTGCTTCTCCATGCGCTTCACAAAATCAGCGACCTTTGACATTCAACACCTCCGAAACGAATGACTTAGCCCACGTTGCTTCTAGATGGCATTCCATTGACAAAAGATGCGCAGCAAACTCTTCCACCCCATCAGCCTTAATCCCGGCATAGATGCGATCGGTGGCGGGGGTTTGAACTGCCGTCACATTAGCCCGGTGGTCATTCCATCCGCGCGCATATATCGGATTTATGGACATGCCGTCCTTCACGCAGTACATCTGACCGCCGCGATTGATAACTTCAATTTCTTCTGCAACGCCAGCCTTCAGCGCCACATTCTCCGCAGCCAGCTGCTTAAACGCTTTCGCCAGTTTCAGGAACTTCTGCTCTCTGATCGACAGCTCGCCTGCGCTCTCCAGGGAGGCGATGAGCTCGTTTACTGTTTCGATGTTCATGCTGTCACCCACTCGATCGCCAGATAAGCCACATACAGGACGGCGATGATTGCCACCCACCCAATGATGTTTGCCACCATCACGAACAGCAGCAGTGACCGCCGGCTGTAATTCACGAAATCAAAATCCATACTTACCCCCGCTTACCCGTTTAACTTATTGATTCAATTGATAACAATGAAGATCGTTGTTTTAGAACTCTTCGACCTTCCACCCGCCACCGGCTTTTGCCGGGAGCTTCGTTACTCCGATGATCCGGAATGGGTACTGGTCGGCGGCGACTTTGGTTTTCACCCTGGCATCGTCGGTCCAGTAACCCCCCTTCACTTCGTGCATTTCCAGTTGGCCGTTCGCCAGCATCACGGCGAAATCCGGCGTGTAGAACGTGTTATCAGCCAGCCTCAGCTTGATTCCTTCAAACCGGTACCAGGCGATTTCCCCGTAGCGCTTGCGCAGTTCAAGCTCTTGCGCATACGCCGTTTCGGTTTTGTTCATCTGGCCCGCTTTAAGCCGGCCAAGTGCCTGTAGTGTCTTTCGCATGATTTTTACCTTATTGGTAATTTATAACCATAAACGGATCAATATCAATAGTCTTGCGCATATTTTATTACCCTTTTGGTAAACATTAAGGCGTAAAAAAACGCGCTTCCGCGCCGGTATTACTTGATGAGTCCTGCTGCCTTCCCTCGCCGGTATTCCTCCATCAGCCACTGTGCCGGGGTTATACCTCCGAGTGTCGCCGCGTTAGGCATGCATCCGAAGCTTCGACCTGGTGGATGGTAGGTATTGCCACCGGGGTCTGGAGGGGTGCTTATAGGCTCTGGCTTCGACTGGATGCTCAGAATCGGATCAGGTATCTGATGACCTGCCGCGACCTTTGATGCCCATTCGTCAAGAAGCTTACGCGCATGTTTCTCAACCTCAATCTCACTTAACTGACGCTGGTACATCGCGCGCCTGGTATCGCACACAATCCAGTACATGACAGGGTGGCGCCACGGGAATTGTTCTGGTCCGCCAGGCTGTAGGCTTTTCTCCTTGGCGTAGCGGTGAAACTCCCCCATCACATCTTCGATGCTCACGCCAAGCACCATCTTGCTGTCTTTGCACCACTTAATGAATTGACCTGGTGACGGCCAGAACGGTGATTCACTGGCACGGGCATGGCGCATTCCTGCTGATACCTGCTCGCGGGTACGGATACCACCTTCGGCGAAAGCGGCGATCCACTGGCGCTTAGCGTCGGTCTCCTGCTGTGCGGTCTTAAGGTTGGTCTGCTCTGCTGCCGGAAACAGTTGCTTGAGCTGTTTAAACAGGGCATCGACAAGTCTCTCTGCGCTGATGTTCACAACATTGTCTTGCTGAGCCTGGTGATTGTCCGGACCCATCATGCGAGCCAGGGCGCCGGCATCACGATTCTGAATTGCTGCGAATACGTTACTCATAAGAAATCCTTCCAGCCTTCAGGGCTATTCCAGTGTGGTACTTCATCGTCAGAGCTTTCACCGCGCTTTCCTGCCGCTCTTTTTTTCCTGTTCATCAGCAGCCGGGCAAACTTCTGCTCCCACTGCACGTGTTGCATCACATTGCCTTCTGCCATCCAGTAGGTGATGAATTCGATCAGGTCTGATTTCTTGTAACCGTCAGCTGGTAGCGCATGGCCCCATGTTCTGGCGCGCATGACAAAGTCCTCTGACGGCTTCCAGTTTTCATGCATGGTGAATTTGCCAATTGGCTCTCCGATACCATCAACGACAACCGGAGGGACTTGAATTACTTCGCGCGCAGAGAGAGGGGTTTTTATTTCCCTGATCCCTGATCCCTGATCCATTCCTAATGGTACTTGTACCGTATCAGTACCGTACTCATACGGTACTAGGGGTAAACCTTTGATTTTGCTTTCTTTTGGCTTATTCACTACCTGATGTTTAAGGAAATTCGTTATGACCCCAAAATGCTTGCCATCAGGGGTGGAAAACATGGATAAATAACCACAGTTGGAAAGCTCCCGTATTAGTACCGGAATAGGAACGGATGGTTCTCTGATAGGGAAAACTGCAGCTTTGATAAGCTTCGGGTTTGCATTGAAATAGCCTTCATCATCTGCGTAATTAAGCAGACCAATAGCCAGCAAGCAGGCTGGTTCTGATACCTCTGCCATGTCTTCATCGGTCCAGAACTCGGGCTTAATGGTGCGAATGCGGGCCATCAGATCACCTCCACGGCATTACCTTTTGAGGCCTCATGCATTAGCCGTTTTATCTCAGCATGGCGGCGGCGGTTAGTCTCGAGGGTGCATTCGACACAATGCCCGTTGTATACCCATCGCTCACTGTCATGGCCGTGCTTACATTGCTTACCGGTGTAGTAGCGCTTTAGTCCTGCCTTTGCCGCTTCGACGCGAGTAATGATCTCCATAGTTCCTGTCTCACTCTGGTTGTGGTTACGGTAATTTTGCAGCAAGCCAAAAAAAGATCAACCGTATTTGGATAATTATTACCAAATTGGTGTACAGGGAGAGGCAGGAGCCGCCTGGGGGTGGCGGCGAGGGTGAGTTTTGGGGATTAACGTTCGTGGAACCAGAGGACCAGGTCGGATTTTGCGGAGATCCACTTACGGGATTTGCAGGCTTTAAACAGTCTTTCTAACAGAGGTTTACGTGGGATTCTTCTACGGCCAGTCAGGTGAACCTGAATGTAGTGGCTGGTCGTGCCGGCGTCACTTGCGAACTCTTCTCGCTCAGCCGGCGAGAGGTCGAGCCAGCAGCGTTTGAAGTCAAATTTTTGCACATCGCTCATATTTTTTTAGTCCCGGACTAACTTTAGACAGCCTGATTATTACCAATCTGGTGTAAAAATCAATGACTGTTACCTTTTTGGTAAGTTTACCTTTATGGTAATATTCTATTAAATTTAATCAGTTAGGTAACAATTTCAGGCTAAAAAAATAGAAATGAAAAGCATCTACGACATAAGACGCGACAACCTCAATGAGATAATCCGGAAGGATTTCGATAACACGCAACTCCGGTTTGCCGAGAGAATCAAAAAATCAGCTAACCTCGTTAACAGGTGGAGCAAGGGGACAAAAAATATCGGTGCCAACGCGGCACGCGAGATCGAGTCGTTCGCCGGGAAAGGTCGGTTCTGGCTGGATATCGACCATCTGTCAGATACCCCGACGCTGCCGGAGATTATCGACCCGCAGGAATGGAGTGTGGAAAAGCAGGCAGCGTTTACCCTGGGTGTATGGATGGGACAGCATCCAGATCTGAACTCAGAGAAAAAGGTTTCGGAAGCGGCCGGTATCGGCCAGGCGACCGTAAATCGCATCCTGAACTGCGAAGGCTCCACCAGCATTGGCGTACTGTCGGCTATCGCCAGGGCGTTCGGCCGCGATGCATATGAGCTGATCCTTCCGCCTGGTAATGCTGGTCTGATTGACTATGACCACCATGAATACGCCGGGCTGCCGCAGGAAGAGAAAAACAAGATCGCCGCCTTCATCAAGTTCATCGTCAGCCAGAACCAGTAACCTCTAACCTACCTGTCACTCCTGCCAGTGGGATAACTCCCCGCGCCTCATGCACTTACCAAAATGGTAAACTTTTCCTCATCAAATCTATTGACACAACCATAAATTGATCAGATTATTACCTTAACGGTAACAACAGGGCGTTGAATTACCAGAAATCCACCAACGGGTGGTTTTCTCATACCCCTGATATTTACCAAATGGTAATAGTGAGGTGTGTATGCAATGGCAAATCATTAACGGCTGGTACTGCGTTACGGCATGCGGGCTGATGAGCTGGAAGTTTCGCACGCTGCCGGAAGCAATCAGCTGGGCGTTCGTCAGCAAACTGGCAGCAAAAACGGAAATGGGTATGGGGGTGAGCAAGTGAACATTCAGCAGATTAACAACCTGAAAAAAATCATGAACAACATCGACGGCGACTACCAGCTTAACCAGATGCTGTATGAGCGCCACGTCGAGCTTATCGACGCGATCAAGTTCCATCAGCTGCAAAAGCCATTCTACGAGCTGGAGCGCAAAGGCGTGCGCAGCGAGATCCTGGAAGAGCTGATGATGAGCTCTGAGTTTGAAGAATGCCTGGCCGCGTATCAGCGGGAACTCACCGGCATCATTGCCAAGTGGGATCTGGCAGACCAGCTTGATACGGCGAGGAACGCGGCATGAAGCCAGGCATTTACTTCGATATCAGCAACGAAGACTACCACGCCGGCGACGGCGTGAGTAAGTCGCAGCTGGATATGGTGGCGCTGAGCCCGGCCCTTCTGCAGTGGCAGAAATCAGCACCGGTTGATACCGAAAAGCTGAAAGCTCTGGATATGGGAACGGCCCTGCACTGCCTGCTTCTGGAGCCGGAAGAGTTTGATAAGCGCTTCATCGTGGCGCCTCCCTTTAACCGCCGAACAAACCAGGGGAAAGCGGATGAAGCGGCTTTCATGAAGGATTGCGAGGGGAGCGGGAAAACAGTTATGGAGGCGGAGCAGGATCGTCAGTTGAAGCTGATGCGTGATAGCGCAATGGCGCACCCTGCAGCGCGCTGGCTGCTTGAGGCGGAAGGATTCTGCGAAGCATCCCACTACTGGACGGATCCGGAGACTGGCGAGCTGTGCCGCATACGCCCGGACAAGCGCCTGAAGAATCACCCTGTCCTGCTGGACGTGAAGAAGGTTGCCGATATGGAGCGTTTCTCGCGCCACATTGAGGAATTCCGGTACCACGTACAGGACGCGATGTACCGCGAAGGTACGCAGCAGACCACTGGCGATCCGCATGGATTCTTCTTCCTGGCAGTGAGCGAAACCATTGACTGCGGCCGCTACCCGGTGCGGGTGTTCGAACTGGATGCGCAGGACGTGGACACAGGGTATGCGCTCTACCGCCGGGATCTGAATACCTATCACCAGTGCCGCGAAACAGGCGACTGGGGTGGATTTGAAGTTATTAAACGCCCTGAGTGGGCACGTAAACAGGATATGTACGTATGAGCAACGATATCGCAATCACTTCTCAGCCTGGTGCTACCGTCGGCACCGCCGCGGCAATATTCAGCCCGGAAGGGATGGATCGCCTTGTGCGATTTGCCACCCTGATGGCTGACAGCAAAGCCACCGTTCCGGCGCACCTGGCTGGAAAGCCAGCTGATTGCCTGGCAGTCACTATGCAGGCGGCGCAGTGGGGAATGAACCCGTTCGCGGTGGCGCAGAAAACGCATGTGGTTAACGGCACGCTGGGCTATGAAGCGCAACTGGTTAATGCGGTTGTCTCTTCATCAAACCTTCTTGCCACTCGCCTGAACTACAAATGGGATGGCGACTGGTCAAAGGTAAGCGGGAAAACCGACAAATCTCCGAGCCTGACAGTGACAGTGTGGGCAACCCTTAAAGGCGAATCTGAGCCTCGCACCCTGACCATCAGCATGGCGCAAGCCGGCGTGCGCAACTCCCCTCTCTGGGAGCAGGATCCGCGCCAGCAACTGGCTTACCTGTGCGTTAAGCGCTGGGCACGCCTACACGCCCCTGATGTTCTCCTTGGCGTCTACACCCCTGACGAATTGCAGGAGGCAGCACCGCGTGTTGAGCGCGATATTACGCCAACACCAGCGACTGCATCCGGCATGAACAAGCTGATCAACACGAAGCCTGTACAACCGGCGGAAGAGAAACCAAAGAGCAGCGACGACCGCGATCCAGAAGAAATTCTGTGCGCTTTCACTGACGCAGCGATGAACTACAACACGCTGAAGGACCTGGACAACGCTTACAAATACGTTGCCAAAAAGCTCGCTAACGATGATGAGCGTCTGGCTAAAGCTACGGACGTCTACAGCATCCGCCGCGAAGAGCTGAATCAAATCCCGATGTAATCACCACCGCGGCGCCGGGCGCGCCGCACTGAAAAAAGAGAGGTAACGATGAAAGGTGCATTAGGCAAAAAGGAACTGCTGGCGGTGGTGCCTGTATCGATGAGCACTATCGACCGCATGGAGAAAAACGGGGAGTTCCCTAAGCGTTTCTGGATCACAGACAAGCGCTGTGCCTGGAACAGCGAAGAGATCGAGCGCTGGCTGGACGAACGTCAGCAGAACGGCACAACGGAGTTTGCTGGAAAAAAGCCTCCGGTTGAGCAGCGATTATTTCGCCCGGTTGGTAATGCGGCGTGACGTCGCTGGCGAGGTACTGGGAAAGGTGGTCAGGATGGTTTCTGTACCTGGCTGCCGTATCCGCCTGGCTGTTCCTGCTGGCGGTAATTTTTCGAGAGGGTTGGATACGATGAATCGGATGGAAAAATACCACGCGGATTATGTCTCGCAGCGCAAAGCGCCCCCTCTTGTCGCCGTAACGCCGGCGGCAATGGAGATCGAGCAGCGCGCTATTGCTCGCGAGAACAAAGGCCAGTACCGCCTGGCCGCTCGTCTCTGGCTTGAGTGCATGGATGCAGCCACTGGAGAGGTTGAGCGGGCCCGTATCGCTATACGCCGCGATCAGTGCATTGGCCGCGGGAATCGGCTTCGCCAGGGATGCTATGCCGGGATCTGCGCCACCGCCGGGGTGATTTATGACTAACCCACACGACAGCATTCGCGTAGGCAGTATCACGCTGGTTTATTCGTCTGTGCGGCGTGGCTGGCTGGCGCCAGGTGGCCAGGTTATCAGAAACCCATTGAAGGCCCAGCGGGTAGCGGAGCAACTGAATAGCAGGAAGGTGTCAGCATGAAAGAACGCGGAATGATATTCAACGGGGAGATGGTGCGGGCCATTCTCGATGGCCGGAAGACGCAGACGCGGCGGATTATGAAACCTCAACCAGAACCATGCCCCCGTGGTGGACATTGGTGGCCAAGCAACGTGTTCAAAACAATGCTTCATGTCGAAGATGAAATGCAGAACGGCAAAGGTGGCTGGGGTGGGCTTGTTGGAGATGCTTGCCCGTTCGGAGACGTCGGCGATCGCATCTGGGTGCGAGAAACATGGGCAGAGGCTGGAGCCAGCGCACCGGACCTCAAACTTTATCGTGCGAATTATCCTGAGCATGTTCCGTCGATTTATGAAAATGTGCCGCCGGCTGAAGAAATTCGCTGGACGCCATCCATCCACATGCCGCGCTGGGCCAGCCGCATTCTGCTGGAAATCACCGGCGTGCGGGTCGAGCGGCTGAACGCTATCAGCGAAGAGGATGCGCGAGCAGAAGGCATTATTGACGGTGGCTGTCTTAATTGCCGGGAACCTGAGCCATGCGGATGCGCCAATCCAGAGCCTGACGCTACCGATGCTTTTGCCTACCTATGGCAATCGATCTACGGGCAGGAAAACTGGAATGCTAACCCCTGGGTTTGGGTTATCGAGTTCAAGCGCGTTGAAGGCGGTGCGGAATGAGCAGAAAATACACCCTGATCTATGCGGATCCGCCATGGGCATACCGCGACAAGGCAGCCGACGGTGACCGCGGCGCCGGTTTCAAGTATCCAGTGATGAATGTTCTGGATATCTGCCGGCTGCCAGTGTGGGAACTCGCCGCCGAAGATTGCCTTCTGGCTATGTGGTGGGTACCGACTCAGCCGGTAGAGGCGCTGAAAGTCATGGAGGCCTGGGGATTCCGCCTGATGACCATGAAGGGATTCACCTGGCACAAGACGAACAAGCACAAAGGGAACAGTGCGATCGGCATGGGCCATATGACCCGGGCGAACAGCGAAGACTGCCTGTTTGCCGTGCGCGGGAAACTACCTGCCCGCATGGACGCCTCGATCTGCCAGCACGTCACGGCGCCGCGCCTGGAGAACTCGCGCAAACCAGACGTTATCCGCGAGAAACTGGTGCAGCTGCTTGGCGATGTCCCACGCATTGAGCTCTTCGCACGCCAGTCTTCTCACGGTTTCGACGTGTGGGGGAATCAGTGCACGGCGCCGGCTGTTGAGTTGCTGCCAGGCTGCGCGGTGCCGGTAGTGAAGACGGAGGCCGCATGAATATTGCCGAAGAGGCCTCTCTGATACGACAACTCGAGGAGGCGCGCGCCATTATCAACCAGAGGAATGGTGAGATCCTTCACCTGAAGCGAGAAGCGGCGCGCTACCGTGAGCAGCGGGATTCTGCAAACGCGATGGTTAAGTTCCTGCGCGGGCTCTTTGAGAGCCGCCTCCGGGCGGACTATTGTTCATTCATCCACTTTTCAAATGCAGACGGGGAGAACGGCACCAGGTCGTAA